CTGGGACATTCTCTACTCTTGCTTCTTCAAGGATGGCTACGTCCAGACCAAGTTCGAGTACCTGATCATCTGCCCTTACGAGGCGCAGGTGAAGAAGATCTTCGACAACATCGAAGACTTCATCGGCAGGTCTCACAACATGAGGGCCTCCGTGAAGGCCGTCAGAAAGTCTCCTTACTGGGAGATTGAGTTCTACAACGGCTCTGTTGTTCGAGGCTTCTCCTCAGGTCGTAAGACGGGTGCCCGCTCTGACAAGATTCGTGGTCAGGACGCGGATGCCATTGGTTTCGATGAGATCGACTACATGGCCGATGAGGACATCGAAGCCATCTTCGCTGTGCTGTCCTCAAACCAGCGGGTGCGCATGTGGATGTCGACGACACCCACTGGAGCCAGGTCTAAGTTCCACACGGTCTGCACAGACAAAAGACAGGGCTTCAAGGAGTTCTGGTTCATCTCCAAGGAGAGCCCTCGGTGGACTCCTAGGGCTGAGAACTTCTTCAAGTCCATGTACTCACAGTCTGGTTACGACCGTGAGTTCAATGCTGAGTTCGGCACTCCCACAGAGGGTGTCTTCAGACAGTCCGACCTGGATAGTGCCCTTCGCCAGTATGACTACGACCAGATGCAGAGGCACAAGGACCGTATCTACATCCTTGGAGTCGACTGGAACAAGCTCACAGGAACGCACCTCGTGGTGGTGGAGATCGACCCCAAGCGTAAGAAGGGGGCTCGAGCGGCTGTAGTCGACAAGCAGATCATCCGACCGCAGGAGTTCACACAGATCGCCGGCGTTGAAGCGGTGGTCCTCATGGACAAGAAATGGGGCTGTGACTACGTCTACGTCGACGAAGGCTATGGCGCGACCCAGGTCGAGCTCCTACACCGTATCGACAAGCAGCAGCCTGCTGCTCAGCTCAACTACGCCAAGAGACTCGTAGCAGTGAACATGTCCGAGAAGGTGGAGTTCAGGGATCCGCGCAATGCTTCACTCGTAGTTAAGAAGCACGCGAAGCCCTTCATGATCGACCTCCTTGCTGGATGGATCTCCTCTGGACAGCTTGTCCTGCCGGCACACGAAGACACAACCGTTGCCCTGATTGAGTCTGAGCTCGCGTACCTCGAGGTCGGTCTTGTCCAGCAGATGAGAGAGTTCAGAGTCGAGAAGTACTCGCCGCAGGGTCACCCTCGGTACACACAGGGTTACGAGCACACGCTCACGGCACTCGCACTAGCGGTCATGGGATTCGCTGTCAACTTCTCTGAATTCAATGACTACAAGCCAGTCAGTGACATGTATGTTGGGCTCACTCCTGTAGGGACGGATCCGGATGACCTGGAGAACAGGTATCCTGGAAAGTCCTTGGAGCAAGCCCGGAAGGCTCGTAGACAGGAGTTTCAGAAGCTTCGGGAGGAGCTTGCGCCAGGTAGGAGCACCGGAACTGGTTCTGGGCAGGAAGAGTACACCTCAGAGATCGTGGAATTCATGCAGACCATGAATGGGTACAAGACTAAGGGTAAGTCGGGTAGGAACCCCCTGCGTAGTGGCTTCAGAGGTTCTCCGAGGCGCATCTCACCGTGAAGCCTTTCCAAAACGAGCCTGCGGAAGCCAAACGCTTCCGTACCATCCGCGAACTAGAGAACGTCGATCGAGACGTCCCGGATGGGAGCAACGAAGAGATCACGGACGCAGACCTCAGAGATCTCTTCGACTACCAGGCTTACGTGGCCAACAAGGCGACAGCTCTGATCAGAGAGGTGAAGCCTCTAGCTGAGAAGCTCTCCATCCCAGTCGACATCGACGCTGTGCGTGTCAGAGATGCTGTACGTCGCCAAATGGGTGGAGGAGACAAGTCTGATGGCAGCACTATCTCCTTTGACATCTACAAGCAGATGTACGACGAGCAGGTACGCCGCTCTCGGAAGCTGAAGTTCGAGATCGTTGGTGAGTTCACCGGTGACGCCAGTACCGACGCGTTCAAGATCAAGAAGCACATGCGTGGAGGTGGAGGCGGGCTCTCTAAGTGGGATGAGTTCCTCCTTAGCATGGAGCCCTGGCTTCTTTGGCTCCTGCTGAACCAGCTGATCGGACAACACCAGGGTATCGAGCACCAAGAGGCATGTGCTGCTAAGCAGCCTGCAGGGTCTGAGGTTGGACCTATTCAGCTCCGTATCGCTATCTCAATGGCTGCGATGATGCTGATCCTTGGAATGCAGGAGGACGTGGTCCTCTTCGCCGTCAACCAGCCTTCATTCAACTTCCCTCTGCCTGGGAGTGAGATCCTCGCTCAGGCAAGGCGCCTAGTCGAGAGCGACGGCATGCACAGACAGCTCAAGGAGATCCAGGGCGCGACAGACCCTATGGTGATCACTGCGTACGCCGACAACTACATCACTCGACAGCCTGACGGGTACGAGGCCTGGGTGGCCTACAGAGACCTCAGGGACACCCGAGAGCAGATCGTCACCTCGTACTACCACTCACATCAGTACTCAGAAGGACACCGCACGATCCTCGAGTACGAAACCTCCGTGTATCACGAGACCCCTGGTGTCCCGAACCTCTTCCCCAATCCCTTCGGGACAGGGAGGAGAGTTCGGATTGAGTATCCGGACTCATCGACGATCTCGACGGCTTACTACCGATCTCTGGTTCAAGGGACCTCAATCGCCGACCGCAACATCAATGCCATCGCTGGAGTCATGACCAGCGGGTTTGCCCTAGACGTCCTCTGTTGCTTCGCTAGATTCATGGTGAAGACCAACGACGTTCAGCGCATTCAGAAGATCAGAGACATCATTGCGGTCTCTATCGGCGTGATGCAGAACGGGCTCACGCTCACGGTCATGTCTCCTCGAGGGGTTCTAAACTGGGCCATTCGAAGCATCCAGAACGAGATCATTGCCCACATCCACCGGGCCTTCGACAACATCATCGACGACGTTGCTCAGTGGACTATCAGCTTCGACCCGGACGTCATGGAGGACTTGACCTACTGCCCCTTCATCTGGGACTTGCTGCAGATGATCCAGCAGGCTATCCAGTTCTTCCGTGAGCAGCTCTTCAGCCTCGTTCGTAAGTTCATGGTCGGCCTCGAGGAAGAGGGAGGAGAGATGTTCCTCCGCTGGGGCACGATGTACGACCTCCGCAGGGCCCGGGTCATCCTCACTATCCTTGACAGAATCCTCGCAACCGTGGAGTATTGCGCTGATGATGGGTCCGGGACAGGCGACGGAGTTGACCCGCTACCTGATCCGGGTGAAGATGACAACTTCTTCGACAACATGCCGCGTCCATTGAAACTACCGCCCGAGGTGGTAGAAAAGTTCTTTCCTGGTGAGATGGCCATCGAAAGAGGTCACGGTCAAAGATCGATCCCAGCACCAGGAACTGAGATCAGCAGTCAGGAGCAACAGGTGACCGTTGAGAACTACCGTAAGTTCTGCCTCGGTATCGTTCCCGATGCTGTCCTGAACGCGATCATTAGAGAGGATGCCTGATGGCCTGGTTCGGCCTCTGGAAGACAAGGACTGAGAAGGCCCTGGAAGGTCTCTCATTGGACCTCTCCGACCTGAAGACCTCGATCACGAGATCTCCGACATCCTCCCCTGGTGAGTTCGGCACGGCCGTCAAGGAGAAGAGACGCCCCGGTAAGCGGGATCTCACTCTCCAGACGGGTAAGCAGAAGATGCTCTCGTCCAGGCGTACTGCCGGCGATGAAGTTGCCCCTGTCTACGACCTCACCGAGGTCATCAAGTTCCAGGACCTCGAGTCGTACTTCCGTGTCTCCGTGGATCGCCACGTCGAGATGATCATGAAGAACGGCTACCGGCTGAAGGGCAAAGACCCTGAGGCTGTCAAGTACATGAAGCGCCGGCTCGAAGAGATCGAGATCATCTCCGACAGGCCCTTCGAGGACATGCTTCGATCACTCGTCCGCAACACAGTAGTGACCTCGAATGGTTACTGGGTCTTCTCGAGAGACCCCATGCGCTCGACAGGACATCGAATCAAGATGTGGGGCAAGAAGCTCAACCCCATCTCTGCGATCTCCATCCCGGACCCAGCAACAGTCAAGGTCCGCCAGAATGCAAGTGGGCGCCCCTATGCCTACGTTCAAGAGGTGCCTGGGAACCAGAAGAAGAAGATCTGGCAGCACCACGACGTAGTCCATGTGACGACAGCCCTCAAGGACGGCTACTCCTTCGGCACGCCTTTCATCATCCCCACGATGGAGGACATCAAGGCTCTCCGTAAGCTGGAGATGCTGGCCGAGCATGTAGGACACAAGTTCGCGTTCCCGCTTCTCCATTGGAAAGTCGGCAACGACAAGTTCCCGGCAGAGGTCACCGTAGACCCTGCAAGCGGGACCCCCATCTCAGAGGTCCGCATGGCGCACGGCAAGCTGGAAGAGCTTAGCCAGGAGGGCTTCGTTGTAACGACCCACCGCCACGAAGTGGTCCTCGTTGGTCAGGATGGGGAACTCTTCGATCTGAAGCCCTACATCCAGCACTACGAAGCACGTGTGCTGAGCGGGCTCAGAGTCTCTGAGGTAGACCTCGGTAGAGGAGACACCTCCAACCGAGGGACTGCCCAGGTCATGTCTCAGGTGCTTGTAGACGCATGCACCGAGGTCCAGCAGGTCATTGCTGCATACCTCAACATGAAGTTCTTCCGCATTCTCCAGATGGAGGGTGACTACAACGTCAACCCCGACAACAGGGTGGTGTTCTCCTGGCCTCCGATCGACGCTGAAGCCCAGCGTGCCCAGGAGACCCACGGCCTCAATCTCTATGTTCAGGGTGGTATCACCCGCGAAGAGCTCCGGTTGGAGTACCTCGAGAGGGACGAGATTTCGGACAGCGAGGAAGAGGGACTGTTCCTCAACAAGCACCTCATCCCGCTCATGGAAGCCGAGACCAAGAACAGCATCGAGATCGAGAAGGCAAAGCCCAAGCCTGTCGCCGGCGCTGGTGGGGGTGGTGCATCTGGGGGTGGAGGTGCCAAGGCAAAGGCTTCTGGTGCGAAGGCTTCGAAGCGTTCGAGCTCTGCAACCCAGCCCTCGAACCAGCATGGGAAGTCTGCCACTAAGCCTCGAGTGGCCAAGAACGACCTGGCTCGGATCCTAGAGCTCTGCGGTGATCAAGTCATCAAGGAGCATCACGAATGTGTTGGAACCGGCCTCCAGCACGACATGAGGGAGATCGTTACTGAGGCAACGAAGGAGATCTCGAGGGTAGCGACGCCGGCATTCATTGATGCTTGGGAGGATGGATACAGAGAGGCTTCACCCCCTGAAGCTTCAGTACCTCCTCTTAAGACCCGGTCCCTCATGAGAACCTACCTCGAAACATTCCGCCAGCGGGACTTGCACCGCTTCGAGAAGAGTCTTATGATTTCGGCTGGCATCAGTCCTAAGGACGGCCGCTTTGAGAACAAGGCGTCACCTACCCAGGTGCGTCCGGCTCTCGAGGTTGTTGATGTTCTTCTGACTCGAAAGCTCGACCGCGGAATCAACGGCGCCTATCACCTTGGATATCTCGAAGCACTGAAAGACGCTGGTTCGGATCACGTAACTATGATCGTTCCGGATGACAAGTCGCGAGAGATCCCTTTGAATGATGAGACTCTGATTCTGAGCCTTGTGGCAAACCCCGTGTTTCTTGATAACTGCGAGGGCGGTATCAAGATCGAGACACGTAAGTCGGGGACTACCGATGCCTGAACTAATCTTCCAAGACTGGGTTGGCCTCGCCGATCTACAGCTGCGCAGTGACGCTGCCAACTTCTTCGAAGACGTTTCGAAGGAGAGCGGGAAGAGAGTGTCTCTACTCGTCGACTCTCCGGCGACGTACTCGGGCTACCTCCTGAACGGCCGGGTGTACCCGGGCCAGCACATGCAGGAAGGCACCCGGACCTGGACGGACCAGGCACACGGCGGCATCAGCCACTTCAACAAGCCCGTTCTCCTTCACCACGACTCGAGCCAGGATCCCATCGGCCGCGTGGTCAAGGCATCCTTCCAGGCCCTCAAGTCTGGCGACTCCTTCTTCGAGGACTACATTGAGCCGGCACGGAACGGTGCTGAGGGCTCTGGCGTCGCTACTCTCGGAATGCGCATTACCGACAGCGCTGCGATCGAGAAGTTCCTCAACAAGGAGTACTTGACTCTCTCTACGTCGTTCTACAGCCCCCAGGCTATCTGCACTGTTTGTGGTACAAACATGATGCAGGATGGCTGGTGTGAGCACCGGCCTGGGCAGAAGTACGAGGTAGAGGACTCGGACGACGTAGAGTGCTACTTCGTCACAGGACAGATGTTCTACAAGGAAGTCTCAGTAGTGAATGACCCCGCTCAGCCTCGAGCAGTCGTTCAGAACATGAAGATGGAAGATTGCGTGAGCTCCGGCTGGGATTCGCAGGTTTGGTCGCCAGACGTCCAGCCTCGGTTTGCCCTACAGGACTCCGCCTCGGGGACGATCACCCCGCTGACCCTTACAGAGGGTGAGCGGGATGTCATCCCTAGTGGTGGCAACTCTATCAAGCGCCGGATTCAGGTCGCTATTCCCGCTGCTAGCCCACTCACCCCAGAAGATGTCGCTCAAATTGAAGGCAACCTGTCTAAGGCAGGCGCTGGATCTACTGACGACACCTTCACGGGCTGGCCGGTAGAGGATAGTGTCAAGGAAACGGACTTGCTTGATGACGAGGGCTTTGCTCTAGCCCACATTGCGAAGGGCCTATTGGCTTCAGGCCTGCTCAAGTCGGATGAGGAACTCAACGTCCAGGACGTGTCTTTCGTCCAGGGCGAGATGGTCGCCTACATCCGCGGTGTGACGACTCCCGATCCGGGAGACGGTCACTTCCATACGCTCTATCTTCACCTCGACCTTAAAGACAAGGTCATGCGCGGGTGGACTGAGGGTACGTACGTCCATGAGGGCGACGCCCCTGTCCAGCACGGGCATGGTATCGAGTTCGGGGTAAAGAAGATTGATGCGGATGCTTGGTCAGGCAAGACGCGAGACGCAGATAGAGGCGACAACCACGTCCACGATGTGAGTGTTGTCCTTGAGCGTGATGCGCAGACAGTGCCAGGTTTCGACGACGTGATCACCCTCATTGACCGCTATACGGACGCGATCGATTCGGATGATTACTGGAGCGAACTGGCAGCCGATAAGCAGCTCAGTGCAAAGGAACGCGGGAAGCTTAAGTCTCAAACGTATTGCGGCCCCGGCCGTACTTTCCCTATCCCGGACTGCGCCCATGTCATGGCGGCGCGTCGTCTGATCGGACGTTACAAGGGTACCCCTGCGATGAAGCAGGCCATCCTTGACAAGGTCGCGAGCAAGTCGGCGGTGTTTGATTATGACGGAAGCGAAACCGGCCAACTCTCAATGGAGAACTCCGAAGTGGAAAACAAGACCACTGATGGTGCCGGCGGAGCTCCGGCATCCACTCCCGACGCTGCCTCGCTGAAGATCCTGACGGATCAGATCGCGACGCTTGCACAGGAAAAGAAGGACCTCCAGTCAGACCGTGACCGTATTCAGCAAGAGCTGACGGACATGACTGAGAGTGCAAACAAGTTCAAGGCCGAGGGGCATTCCCTTCGCGCTCGGAACCTTGCACTCATGCGCAGCGTTGCCGGCCATGCCGACACTGCTGACCTGGATACTTTCGAGAAGATCGAACGATACGGCGAGACTCTCGCCGAGCGTTCTTCCGACTCCATTTCCGACGCTACCAAGGATGAGGGGACGGCATTCGCCGAAGCCCTTCAGGCCAAGGTCCACACACCCGACAAGGGTGTCGATCCCAAGGTGACTGACGCGACGACTCCTGATCCCCGTACGGTTACTCGTAACCAGGAAGATCTGGACAAGAAGCCTGAGCCCACAAAGGACACGGACCCGGCTGACCTGATGTAGCCTGTCCCTAACGCACTGAGGATTTACAAATGCCCGAACCGAGCACGCCTTTCTTCACACCGTTTGGTGGGCGGTCGGAGAGGTACCCGTTCTGGAACAGAATCGGTACCTGCGCCTATGACCACTCTCTGAACCTCGACCAGGCTCGTCCGGCGAAGTTCCTCCCCCGTATCAAGGAGGATGAAGTTCGTCAGATCCCGGTCGTGATGTACCCCGGTACTATCGTTGGTGTTCTGAACACCCGCGACCATTCGGCTCTCTCTGCCTTCACGGACGAGAAGCCGGGGATCCTTGTCCCTGCCCACGCGAGTGCGGCTGGCTACGAGATCGTTACGACAAGCATCGACGTCAACTCGGGCCGCTACGGCTCGATCTACGACGCCGATGGAACCGGTAGCTCCCTCCTGAGCGCCGCTGGTACGTCGACGGTCACCGTGGCTCAGACCATTCCGCTGGGTGTGGTCCAGGAACCCGTGTGGTGCGAAGCTACCCAGCTTCAGTTCCGCAACCTTCGTTACCAGACCAAGATCAACGTCCTGACCAGAGGCCGCCAGCTGCGCATCCCGTGCATGACGGCCGAAGAGGTCTTGATCCAGCCTGGTGACCTCGTCCAGGTTTCCGACACAGCGGGCGATCACGACCCGACAGTGCCGGCTACCTCCTACCCTGGTCGCTGGAAGCGCTTCGACCCGACTGGTGCCACCGTGGCAATGGTCCCCTTCATTGTGGGCCGCTGCGTTGACCGTCGACGGATCGCAACCGGTACGGCTGCAACTGTCCTTTCTGCTGACCTCGCAGCGAATGTCACGCTGACGAATGTCAACTCGGATCAGGACTACGACACGCTGGCTCGCGTACAGACTGTCCCGGGGCTGGGCCTTCAGGGCTCTGCCACGCAGGGTGCTCTGGCTTCTCAGACGTTCGCTCTCTCCGATGGGTCGGGCGACTACTGGGAAATCGACGTTTCCATCGGCGTGATCGGCGTCTAGTGCGACGCTCTAAGAAAGGGAAAGAATCAAATGTCTAAGTTCGCTGACTATTTCCAGGACAACGTCCTGGGCAAGATCACGGACGAGGCGGAGCGCTCGCAGACTGTCCAGATCTTTAAGCAGATCGGCAGCGAGTTCGACGACTACGTCGAACAGGTAGCAAAGGACATGGTCGAGCGTCAGCTCGAAGACCGTGGCCTGGCCGCCCGTGCTCCTAAGCCGCGTGACCACGATGTCCGGTTCCAGCGCATGCTGGATTGCTGGAAGCGTAACGGTTACTCGCCGGCCTCGCCCAACAAGAAGGTTACCTGGGACCAGCTGGTCGACAACGACCGTGGCCGGATGCGGCAGTTCCGCGACGGCAAGCTGGAGAAGGACGACTTCGCGTTCCGCGATGGCGCCTTCTACTGGGATAACCCCTACCTGATCCCCCGCGTCATCGCCACTCTGGTGCGTGAGCCGCAGGAGATCGTCTCGACACTGACGCCCCTTCTCACCAAGGTTCGGTTCGACAACCCCGCTCAGGGTCTCTTGATTCCCGCAGTGTCTTCGTACGCTGCCGGTAGCTTGGACCTGGCGGAAGGCGACCCCTACCCGGAAGGCCAGTTCGAGTACGCAGGCACGGTCACCGCGACCATCGGGAAGTCTGGTATCTCCGTCCGTTTCACGGAAGAGATGCTTCGCTACTCGCTGTTCGACGTGATGTCCATGCATCTGCGTGCTGCGGGCGTAGCCCTCCAGCGGTGGAAGGAACAGAAGGTCGCTGACCACATCCTGAGTCAGGGTTCGAACCACTACGACAACTTCGACCTGGCCGGCACCTGGACATCCGGGCGCAACCAGGCGGGTCTGTTGAACGGGACGTTCTCGCTGCAGGATCTCCACGACATGTACGCTGCGATGATCAACGACGGGTTCATCCCGAACGCGATCCTCTGCAACCCCATGGCGTGGTCGATCTTCGCTCAGGACCCTGTGATGCGTAACTGGGCTTACTCCCAGGGACCCAAGCAGATCTGGTCGACGTACAAGGGCGATGTCGCGACGGTCAAGGAATGGTCCGGTTCGGGTCAGTCGCAGGGTCTGAACCATCAGACCTTCGTGTCCGACCCCGAGCAGGTCCAGACCACGTACACCGACGTGCCCGGCATGTTCCCGTACCCGCTGCGGATCATCGTCAGCCCGTTCATCCCGTTCAACGGGACGACGAGCGCGACGGACCTGATCCTCTGCGATACGAACGAGCTGGGTCTCCTCTCGGTGAACGAGGAACCGACCACCGACCAGTGGACGGATCCCGAGCGGGACATCGTCAAGGTCAAGATCCGCGAGCGCTACGCCATCAACATCATGAATGATGGCAAGGCAATCCGGACGGCCAAGAACGTCATCGTGGGTCGCAGCTACGACTACGAAGACAAGATGACCTGGGAAGCTGGGACTGGTGCCCTCCCGACAGGCGTGACGCCTGAGCTGGGCGCTGAGCAGAGCTAGTCTCTGACCAGTCAAAGTTAGGTCTTTGGGGCCGCGGGGACCTCCCTCCTCGCGGCCCCTCCTTTTAGGAGGAACAAATGAGTAGTCCCCTCGGCACTACGATTGACGCCGACACGGTAGAGCCTGGTGCTACCGTCTCGATCAATCTGCAGCGCCAACCCGTCCTAGGGGTCCCTGGGTTCATGCTGAGCCCCAAGAGTCCGACAGGAGTCGTGCCCGCTGACATCAGCCCTGAGTCCCTTGCAATGCTGCGTAGGGCTCTTGACCACGGCCTCATCACGCTTTCCTCGAGGCCTATCGGCCTGCCGGAGAAGGCACCCACAGTCAAGGTCGAAGAAGTCTTCGCTCTCATTGACCAAGTCACCGATGTGAAAGAGCTGAGTGGGACCTTTGTGAAGGTCCAGAAGGAATACCTTCCGAAGCTCGATGGAGTAACTCTTAGCCAGCTGATGAGACTGGTTGTCGAGCACGAGGCCGAGTCCCAGTGTCGAGATGACATCATCAACTGGTTCATGAGAGCGCTGGACAGAACCGGCGGTATCACCGAGATCTCTGATGAGGCAGGTGGTCAGCAGAAGGTTCTCTTCACGAAGGAGCCAGGCCAGAAGGACGTTGAAGCCCTTCGTGAGTCTGGTGCCGCTCCTCAGGTCGAGACCGTCAGTGAGAAGGAGCTCGAGGAGCTCTTCTAATGCCCGCCCCGCTGCTGCAGATCAGTGACCCCGCGAATGCGGCAGTTGACGTAGCCCTGAACCAGGTCGTTACGCTGACCTTCGATCAGGTGCTAGACACAGATTCGGTTTCCTCGCAGACGGTTCTACTCCGGAGCGAGGAGATAAACGAGGTGATCGATACGGTTGTCGCCCTGGATCCAGCAGGGCGCATCGTTCGCGTCACCCCAGTCACGTTGATGATCCCGGAGTCGACCTACAAGGTCGTCGTCCTTGGAGCCGACGTGACCACCACCTCGATCGAGAGTGGTGGCTTGCCTCTTGCGGTCTCTATCCAGATCACCTTCTCAACAGGTACTCAGACAGAGACCAGCATCGAAGAGATCACAGGGGACTTGAATCTCCCCGGTGAGGTCACGACCGTCATTGGCGGTGCGACCCCTCTCTCGATCATCAGCACGAAGCCGAGACATAACGCTTTTGGCTTCCCGGTAGATCAAGGACAGTTCCAGTTCCGGTTCAACAAGGACCTAGACGGGACGAGTGTTGCAGCAAACGTCGAGATCGAGTTCGAAGCTTTCTACGACGAGGGTGAACTCCTCGCCGCAGAATCGGACTTGGGTCTAGGCGGAGACCTGGAGCACTACTTCAAGTTTCAGACGGAGGACTACACTGGCGGAGCGGCGGGGTTTCTGGATCCTACTCTGTTCGACTTTCCGTCCAGCGGAGCATGGTCGACGTCTGGGAACTATCTGTTCTATGACTACACGGGAAGCCTCCCTAAGAACAC